GCCCAGTGATCGCTGTTGCCAAATGAAGCTGATAGATCTACCTGTCCTATCTGTGGATGACCTATGGTGAGGCTCCGATCCTGTGGATCAAACCCATTGTCAACTAACCATTGGGCAAACTCCTGCAGCCTGACCTTCTGCCAATAATACTCCCCGGGATCCCTGCCCCATTCTATATCAAAATCTCCCGCGGCTTCGGTCTGGCTCTTCAGCGTGGTTGATACCAGCTTACCGATCTTGCTGTCCCGGCCTTCGTCGTTGAACACTTCCCAATGATGTTTTCCCACGGCCTTGTTCACGCCTACAAATACTCCACCCAAGGGACGATTTATGGTGTCTATCCCAAACAATTCTAGATCATCCTCGTCAATCACGAATCTAGGTGCGTTTAGCCAGCACATGAGCTGGCTAGGCCTCTGCCATTCAGGCGCTTCGATCTGCTTACGATAGCTCAACGCCCAGCATTCAAACTCATGGCACAGTAAATTCAACTGGCGTATGTGCCAACGAGTGGTGGGATCTGCCTTGAGATAAAATTCACTGATGGCATCACTGACTCCTTGTAGATCTTCGAAATATCTATGTAGCCAGTTGAGCTTGCTGTGTATTATGTTCCTACCAGCCACCCGATCGCCCATGGGCGCATCGGTGATGGCATTGCCCATGGAGAAATGTTCATCGATCACGTATCCCAGTTTCGCGTCATTTATGGCCGCTATGCTGCGATTGACCTGATCTAAGATGTAATCACCGTCCCGGGCATGATCAACGAATCCGAGGAAACAATAATTTTTTTCTAGATGATATCCATCTTGTAAGAGCGCATTGATAGCCTGTAGCCATTTCCGGCTGAGGGAGTTATCACGGATGTCTATGTACAAAGGCAGTAGATCGCCCGCGTCCCGATCCCGTAGATTTATCACGATTCTATCTAATATCTTGCCACCAGTCATAGATCTCCTTGTCATTGGCCAATATATGTTCCATGCAAAATTTGTCACCGCGTATCTGTTCTAGTTTTTGTATACGAGATTTTCCCTGCCGTAAGGCAGCTTCGTATTCGTTAGGCCAAGACTCTTGGAAGTTCGGCCGTTGCTGTAATTGCCTCAGTACGTCTTGCAGTGCGCCACGCGTGTGCGGGAGTAATTCATTGACTTTACGATCTAGGATCGACCTGGGCAATGCCAAGGGACTCATGATGATATCAGGTGTGAACCCGAAAATTACTTTGACCAGCAAATCTGCACCCAACTGATCTGACAACCGTTGCATGTTCACTACTTCAAATAGTCCCGGCAACGTCAGAGTAAAATCCAATCTCATCTGTCGCGGATGTCGACACCTCGCCAATCCGTGCTGGAAATTTTCTAGAAAAACGGACCAAGAAAGGCCCGTTCGGATATATTCTCCGATTTGTCCTGTTCCGTCGATCGACGCGCAGATTTGCCAATCACGAATATTACATAAAATATCATCAAACAAATCACACCCACCACTGCTAATACGTGAAAGATTGGTATTGTATCTAGCATAAAGTTTATCTCCATCTCCTAGTTCTATAATACGTTGCATATAACGCCAATGCTGCTCGTACATCAAAGGCTCTCCACCAACCCAGTAAATCTCTTCCACACGATGTTGTTCTACCGCTGCTGCGAATTCTTCCTCGATGACAGTATTCTGGAATCTAACAATCTCGCGTTTGACTTCAGGTCGCATCCAGTTATGTTTTGGGTCGGTCCAGTCTATCATGTCATGCTGCCGCTGTTCGCTCTCCCAGGCCGAGCTCAACATATCGCCGCAGGTACGACATTTAAAATTACAGAGATTGCTGAATCTGTAATCCCAGCTCACAGGCAGCATGGTAGTGTATCCAGTGTCATCAGTGGTGTCCCATATTTCCGGATATCGGTGCTGGAACAGATGCCAGAAATAGCTGCGGTACACATCTGTGTTGAGTAGTTTTTTGTCGCAGACTTGGCATTCCGCTAGTTCTTCTCCGGCCATCATCCTGCGTCGCACCGAACGCATATGTTCGCTGTTCCAATGCTGGTCTAAGGTCATGGGGATATATCGACCTGTGCCAGATTGTGTGTCTATATATTGCTGAAAATTTTGTGCTGGTTCGCGGCTGGCGCAACACATCCTACGCTCAGTCTGTGGCGAGAGGTAGGTGTGTGTCCACGGTGCCATGCACAGTGTTTCGGGTTTATGACTGGGGGCCTGCATAATTTATGGCCTCGGCCAACTCAGGATGATGATCTCGGAGATCTTGGCCACGGCGCCAGTCTAAGTCTTGTATCTTCATGCGAAGGATATTTCCATCCAGGCTAGCTCCATTTTCTATGAATCCCACTACTCGATCAAACTCCCGTCGATGATGTTCGGTTACCTGTGCAGATTTCAATCCATCAATCACCACAGATTTTGCGGTGTCGGGTAGAGTGCTCACCGAGAAATAGTAAGCCTCATGCATCATGTTCCAATAACAGAAATCAAATCCCTGCTGGTCGATCCAACTGGCCAGTGTTTCCAAATACATGACGTTGAAAACATTGATAGTGCTGCATACTTGTAGCTGTATCTTGCCGGGGTATTTTTCCCGTAAAGCTCTGAATTTTTCAATATTTGCCAGGACTTCTGACCAGACAGCATTGGTACGCTGATACTCAAACCTATCACCGACATCGTCGATACTAAAAGCTATCTCCACTGTACGGAAATGGCGCCAGATATCTTCGGCTTCCTCGGGCCAATGCGTGCCATTGGTGTTATAGTGTATCTCCACCGATCCAGCCCGACCACGATCCACTATACCCTGCAGTAATCGGAAATGCTCGCGTATCATGAACGGTTCACCGCCAGTAAACTCGATATACTGTATCTGATCTATGATCTGATCTATCTGGTCCCAGAAATTTTCGTTTTCGCGTGGCCATGCCCCTTTGCGCAGCATGGTATAGTGGAAGCTTTTTTTCTTTACCTCTTCTTCTCGACTAAGATAGTTGAGTTCTTCTACTGCGAACGTGCTGCTACTCCAAGAACCGCAGATGCGACACTTTAAATTGCAGATGTTGCCTAGTTTGAGATCCAAAAACATCAGAGGTTTGGCGTCGCTGGTCCATGACTCGTCTGCGACCATGTGCTTGAGCCGATCCAGGGTATGCATGCGCTTGCTGGTGCGCCCTGCTCGTTCTTCGTTCCAACATTTACGACAAGTAGTGGGTTTTTTGCCTTGCAAGAAATCCTCACGTAATTTTTTCATGTACTGACTATTCTGCACCGCTAAGAGATCTGCGGTCATGAGATCAAACTTCTCTCCTTGATCGTCTGTGATCTCTTCTTCGGCGAGACAGCAAGGCCTTACTGTGCCAATGGGAGAAGTTTCTAGGCTGACCCAAGGCAGCACACAAAATTTATCATGTGGTATTTTCATTTTAGCTCGCCGAGCTCTGGTATTACATCAAGTATCGATTCTTTCCTAATGTCATCGAGCTGATGAGTTTTTTTCCAGAACTGATCAATAAGGTGTACATTGTCTGTGGCCATCATAAAATTTATTATGCTTTCAAAACCCTGGGTGGCTCGATTCAGATCATCTTGTGGACGCAGCCATTCTAAATGTTCCTGATATTTTTTCAACAATTTTTCCTTGTATTCTCCTGTGGCGATATCTACCCTATAATGTATTGGATCTTGCAAAACATTTACATTCAGATCACGTGCTTTGATAAACCCTCGTTCTACCCAATCTCTGTGAAAGTCCGGCAGGTGCCAAGCGTTCATTATCGACAGGGTAGGAGATATATAAAAATCTACTTCGGGGCATATCTCTAACATCATCCGTCGATTGTATTCGACTTTTTCCCAGTGGGTACCTTTTCTTATGTATTCGGCTCTCTCACCCGATGCGTCAAGACTAGCTCCTACTGCTACTGATTTGAATTTTTTCCAATAATCAAACACTACGCGATCCTTGAGGTTTATCTCTGTGAAATTAGTGTTGTAAACCAACCTCACGTCGAATCTACCTCGTCGTTCTAGTTCTTCAAGAATATTATAATGCTCTTCCATGAGCAAGGGTTCGCCGCCGGCAAAATAAATCTGCTCAACGTAATCAATATGCTCTAGTAGCTGCTCCCACATGTCAGTCTCATAACGTCCGGCATAATTTAGGACTTGATTGCGCTTTTTCCAGTCATCTCCGGCCAGCTTGGCTTGATCTTGATACCATTGGCTGGAAAAAATGTGTCCGCAACTACGACAGCGAAGATTGCATAGATTACTAAATCTTATATCCCAATAAGTCATCTGGAAGTCATCGTAACTACCATCTGGCTTGGTCTTATCGATCCTGTCGATCAGATGTCCATGATGCTTGTTAGCGCTTTGCCGACCACCAAAAAACCCCGCCTCCTCTTGCTCATAACATCTCACACAATAATTATTGTGTTGCTCGTTGAGCATGTCAAGCCTGAGTTCTCGCATACGATCACTGTTCCATAATTCTTGCAGAGTGCGTTGCCTAGCAGATCCCACTGGTCCTGCGGCCATTTCAGCATGACAACAAGGCCATGCCTCTCCTGTAGGGTAAGCATGCAGATGTATCCATGGATATATGCAGAATCGTTTGCTTTCTGCCAAGAGAAATTTTTTGCGTTCACTGATGTCTTGTAGTTTGATCTTGATGGGATTTACTGACCCATACTGATAAACTTCATCCTGGGAGTAAGGATGATTTTCTATTTCTTGGCTAGTCCAAGTACCTTGAATTTTTTCGATTGACATATTATTACCATCTAAATTAATATCTTTTATTTCCAACACTTCGTCATGGATTCGTGGATTAGTCGATGCGACGATGACAAAGCAACTGGTTATATCCGTCTCATTTAAAATGACTTGCAAGTTCCGCAAGATCAATCCAGCTGGATTATTTTTTACATAAATGTCATGTTGATGTAGGAAAATTATCTTTTCATTGGGAGCATAACTTTCTTTGTAGTTTTCTTCGCAGATAGTTTTCAGTCTTCTTTTTGATGATTCATAATCATCAGTCCAGAAATCCAAATCGATAACAGATATCACGTCATATCGTCGCTGACATTCCACCAAAAAATCATCTCTGGTCATAGTGAATCGTACCAAGATTTTAACCTCGGAAAAGTCTTGACAAAATCTTTACCTCGCCGCTGATCGTATTGGCTATAAAATCTCTTGAAATCTCCTGGTAACTGGGCGACATCGTATTCGTATTCTCTATGCGGCACGTCCATTTTTTCTAGGTACACTGCGAATCTATTGATATTCTCTTTCTCCCAAGGGATGAAGTTAGTTTGCACATCGTCACGGGACATAAACTCTAGTATCTGTTGACTATAGTCCAAACGCATGCTCATAGGCAAAACTGCTACGTTATGAAAAGTTGGGAATCTCACAGGATTCACGCTCATCATCATCCATTTTGAACCACGCTGTTTTTTCTGATCAAGCAAAAAATTCAACCAATCCATGAATCCATCAGTGGCCGGGGCACTCATAGTAGCCATCACTGACACGTTTTCGATCAGTTTGCTCTCATACACTGTCTCAATGTTTCTTTGCCAGAGCTCCCAATCATGACCGTCTCTGATGTATTCGGCTTTTTCGCCCACACATTCTCCACTGGTATAAATCCAGACTGGTTGGGTGAGACCACTGATGCTATCTAGAAATCGCAACAACGTATCATGGCTATAAGCCAAATTAGTGGTCATCTCTATCCTTGTCTTGCTTTTGTTGGGATTGTTTTTCAGCCAATCCAACAACTTCCAGGTCCATCCACTCATCATGGGTTCGCCACCGGTGATCCTGAGCTGCTGCAGGGTCCGATGCAGATCCGAATTCCACCACTTAAAAAAAGCTTCGGTGTAGACGTTTTCTTCAGGGTAAACAAATAGCTGTAATTGGTCAGCAGTGCCTAAATAGTGTCCGCGGTTATCAGTGACCAAACCTTGGTAAGCACCATTTTTTCGTATGTCTTTGGCCCAAGTGCTTGATATGGCTGAGTTGCAATAGGTACAGGCCATCTGGCAGGTACGATCAAACGCTATCTCTAGATAACCCAAGTCATAGTCATCTTCGTGGCTGTTTTCAAATGCCTTGTCTAATAGAGATTCGTCAAACTGAGTACTTTGCCACACTCTATCAGATACATTGTTGGGATCTAGATCTTCCATGACCCAGCAAAACTGACAGCCAATGGGTTTTTCACCTTTTTGCATCATCAGTCGCTCTTGTTTCTTCTGGGCAGTGTTGTGTAATGCTTTGGGGTTGATTTTGATAGCTTCGGGATCAATCTGATGCGTAGGGTTATGGAAGCAGCTCGTAGTCCAACCCGCGTTCAACCACATGCTGGCATGATACCATTTAGCGCCGCAGAAACTCGCCGATTTAGTATCTAACACTTGTTTTTTATAATCCAGGATAGGTATCTGTCGTACAGGTTTAAATTTTTGATCGCTCATAGTGTGTGGTACCAATCCGTTAGGTTAGGAAATGTCTGCGCGAAATTCTTATCGCGACGTTGATCGTATTGTTCGTAGAATCTACGGAAATCGTTGTGCAGGGACGGTAGATCAAACGCATCACTATGTGGGGTTTTCACCACGTCCAGATAATCTATTAATCTCCGCACCTGATTGCGTTCGTGTGGCTGCAGCATGACATTGTGCTGCCATTGATCCAGCCAAGCCTGCAGTCTATCACGGTGATGTATGCGTATGTCATCGGGCAGCACCAACGGACTCTGGAAACTGGGAAACCGCAAGATGTTTAGCGTGAAATTTGGAAAATCTCGGCCGTATTCTTGTTTCCACAACATGAGATAGCTCAGGAACTCCGGCAGGCTTTCTAAACACAAGGCATTGATGGTACACATCACATGCAAAGCCCGCAGTTTTTTGCCCTGCATGATACGTTGCATGTTCATGCACCATTCCGTGTAATCTAATCCGTCGCGGATGTATTCAGCGTGAGGTCCTAGGCTTTCCTGGCTGGTGTAGATATCAAGATCTATGCCATGGCAACTGTCTATGGCGCGTTCTATCACGCTCCATTCCATGCCGAGATTAGAATTGATGGCCAGGCGAGTGCGGCTCCGACCAGGATTATCGCGGAACCAATCTATCAGCTGCCATGTGTAACCCGACATCAAAGGTTCGCCCCCGGTGATCCTGAGTTCATCTAGCGTGGCGTGCAAGTCTGTTTCCCACCACCGGAAGAACGCGTCCACGTATGGATTGCGTTCTCCAAAGCGAAACAGCTGAGCGCTATCATGAGTGTGAGTAAAATGGTTACGGCCATCGGATACAAGATCGGCATATGCACCATTAGCACGGATGTCCTTAACCCAGGTGCTAGAAAAAGCAGGATTGCAATAGCTACAAGCAAACTGACAAGTGCGGTCAAAGGAGATTTCGAGAGTGCGTAGATTGACGTCTTGATCCTGGGGTGTCGCTGCGGCTCGTTGAAGTTCTGCAATAGGGTATATCCGGCTCTTGTAAACACGGTCGCTGACAGCATCTCGCCCCATGTCTTCGATCTTCCAGCAATACTCGCAGCCTGGTGGCCTTTCGCCCTGTTGCATCTGCGCGCGATCTTGTTTCTTTTGCGGTGTGTTGTGTAGCGCTCTGGGGTTGGCCGTGACATCTTCTATATTTACCTTGTGTGCCGGGGGGTGATGGCAGCTGGTAGTCATGCCCGATCCCAGCCATATAGTGGCATTGTACCATTTGGCACCGCAGAAACTGTCAGAGATTGGATCCAGCACTTGCTGTCGGAATTCTAGATCTTGCATAGCCTATGTTTTTCTACGAATCTAAAAAAATCACCAGGAAAATTCTTTTTTATATCTGGGATTAATTCTTGGAGATGTTGTTGGTTATATTTACAGATATCTTTGGCAGCAGCAACGAAACTGTCAAGATCCTGATCGCAGAGATCCCGCACCACTGCTACGATACGATCCATGCGATCCCGGTGATCATCGATGGTGTCAAAGCTCTCGTCAATCAGCGTGCTAAAACTCTGGAAACCTAGATTCCTGATGTCTCGATAAAACCCTGCATTGGTTGCTGCTATCCAGGGATGTGCCATGGCCAAGGGTTTGGCGATCTTTTCCGTGCGGAAACTGTAGTGAGTTTCAAACACTGTCTCGGTGACCAAACTAAAGTATGTATCGATGTAAGCATCGGCCTGTAGGTAGATATCTCCCCAGGTAGACTGGAATAATTCGTTCTTGACATTTTGTTGTGGATTTCCTTGATCAGTGAGTCGGAATCCACGAAACATGGGTACTTCGTATTGATCTGGTAGCAACTGGATTGGAGTATTGGTACGCATCAGTTCTTGTCCATGTTTGATGATGCTGAAAACCGAATCATCGCTACTCCGACCGTCAAGCATGCTGCACAGTGCGTGATCCAAGATACCCAATGTTCTGAATCTTTCCCATAGGTATTTCCTGTGCGGGCGGCTTCGTCCGTTGAGATATAAGAACTTATAGGGTTTTGGTTTTTTCGTGAAAATTTCCTCCGAGCGAGATATCTCCTGGAGATTTTCTTCGTAATCTAGTACGCGTATCAGGAAATGTTCGTGATGTATGTAATGATACCCAGGATCTTGTTCTCCACCAGATATCAACAACATTTTACCCGACATCACTAGATCTTCTAGACCCAATGCCCGCAACTGGCTTTCTATGGTAGTGGAACCTTCGGCACTGTCACCAAACACCACGACGAACCTCGGGTCATGGCAGAGCTCGCGGACCCTGTCAAGATTTTCTATCAGCTGTGCTCGCCCAAACACATAGATTGAATCGGGTATGTCTTGATGAGATGCGTAGTTCCAGAATTCATGTGTACGCCAGGGCAGCAACAAACCATAGACTTCACTGAGAGTGTCTAGTACCAGGTTACGACCGTTGAGCATGTCCCCGACATTCCTCCCACCAAGCTCGCATTTCAGGAAATGTAGCGATGAAATCAGTGCCACGACGGCGATCATGCTCGGCAAAAAATCTGTAAAAATCAGCACGGGCTTGTCGATGATCATGTGATTGATCGCGCCTCATCCACGCGATATCTCGCTGCAACCTCTGCACTTCAAAGTCACGGAATCCATGATCAGCATCTTTGTTGTCTTGCATCCAGACGGAGATATTTTCCAGGATACGCGCATAACTTTCAGGTAGGATCTGCAGGCTCTGCCATGTGGGCTGTCGCAACACAGGTGTGTCAAACCATATCTTTTGATAGGTTTTGGTATACTTGCGGCGTAGGTCCAGTATTCCCTGGAACAGTTCCTTTAAGCTCGTGACTGATAGATTGTTCATCGTGATGATAAACGTCAGGCTGTTGACGTAGGGGTTCTCTTCTAAGAATTCGTTGACCCTAGACCATAAGAGATCAAAATCAAGACCGTGCCGCATGTATTCAGCACGCTGTCCCCACCCATCGACACTGACATATTGCATGAAATGCTCGATACGGTCACGATCACAGAGTTGTCGCACATAACCTTTGTACCGCTGCCAGAGCGCGTCTTTTACAGAAAAATTAGATGTCACGCAGAGATGTAGGTCGGGTTTGGGATGTTCTAGCACATAGTCAAACACCCGGTAAGTGTTGCGGTCCATGAGAGGTTCTCCCCCGGTCATGCGGAAGTGCGTGAGCTCGGGATAGAGATCAGGCCACCACTTCCAGAAAGCTTCTACGTAGGGATTGTATTCCCTCGAGGGTATGGGCCGGCGATCTCCTTGGAAATGCTCCGGCGCGTTGTGGGGAGTACTGGTGGGATAGGCACCATGGCGCTGTGTCTCATCGTGCCACGAAGACGAGAATTGCGGGCTACAATAACTGCAACGGAGATTGCAGGCATGATTGAAATTGACTTCGACATAACTGGGTATGACATCATCTTCATGACCCGAACTGTGTGCGATTGACTCAAAATGTCGGCTAGCCCAAGGTTCACCCGACCGATAATGACGGTCGCTCATCTCACCGAGATCCTCCATGTTCCAGCAATACTGGCATTCTGCGGGGCGGTCTCCGCGCAGCATCATCTCACGCTGTTGTTTTTTATACAATGTATTGTGCAGCGCCGATGGTGTCCGAGCGATCTCGCTGATGGGTATACGATGCAACGGGGGATGATAGCAACTGTTGTTCATGCCCGTGGCGAGATGCAAACTGACCTGCCTCCATTTGGCGAGGCAGAGGCTGGGACTAACAGAGTCTAGTCGATTTTTTATCGATTCTGCAGCAGATAAAAATTGGCTTTTTGATTCTTCTATCATTGATTATTTTCTTATGTCAAGCAATTGCAAAACTCTCGGTGTTATGCGAATATTTTTTTTATCAACGACTTTGTTGACGTATTCTTTACACACTAGGAAATTTTTGTGTTCCTTGTCTAAAACATTGTGGTCAGGAAATATGCCGTTGTTGATGGTCCAGGAATCGGGGTCAACGACCACTGAAGAATTCCATGTACTCCAATCGTCTAACTCGTGTACGACACCCGAAAAATCATATCTCTCACACAATGCTACGAAATTCTCAATGTCTCGAAAATTTGAATTTTGTATGGCGTAATTTAGTGTGGTAATTTTTGATTTATTGTTTTCAGCTAAAAAATCCAAATTTTCTATCAACGAAGACCATTTTCCGCCACGTCTGATTTTGTGATAGACATCTTCGGTCCCAGCATCAACACTGATACTAAAATTTACGATGTTATGAAAAATATCGCTTTTTGATAATTGTTTCTTGATCAATAGACCATTAGTCTTGAGAAGTAATTTATGAGTTGATTTGGGCCGGAAATCATGAAACATTGGTCTGACTATTAGACTGGCCAAAGGATCACCGTTGCCCGATAGGGTGATCAATATTTTTTCTTGGAATCTATCTAACCATTGTAATATTTTTTTAAAATCTTGATGTTTTTTTTCGAATTCAGGTCCGTTGATATGCATAATTTGCTGTCTACGACAACTCGGACACCATAGATTGCAACTTTCGTCTATATTAATCTGTAGATGATATATGTTATCAATGACATTTCCATTTATTATCCCACAATGATTTACAGCACACCATGTAAATTTTTTGTCATCGATGTCCTTTTGTAAAATTTTAGCCACAGGACTCGACAATACTTCTTCAACTGTATCAAAATCTTGTACTTGCCCTACTGGTATCGGCAACCATCCATCACACCTACAAATCAAACAATTAGAATTATAATCTATCACGATGTTTCGATATGGAGCATTACAAGAATTTTCTATCGTGCTCGAATGTTTTTTACCACGCGGCATAGATTTCAATTTAAAAGTATACGATGGTGGGATATTGAAGTAGCTCATCACCATCCTTCTTGCCGACGTATGACATCAATCTCTCGGACCATCACACCTTGATTCGACCAATTACTGCGATAGTGGCGTTTGAAAAATTCACTCTGATCAGCAGTCATTGAGATCATGGGTAGATCCAACTGTTGCCTCAGGCCCCCGGCATACTGTTCCGCGACATCTTCGGCTGCCAGTGGTGCTACCCTGTTCCATATCTCTTGCAGTGCGTCAAACCATTGTACTTCTCGATAGTCCCAGTCAGTGAGCATGGTCATGTAAGTTCCTTGCCGAGCGCCAGCCATGGCCCACTCTCCGTGTTCCGTATCACCGCCCACGTTGTGCCAGATGGTGAGATGATCTAGGTTCCTGTGATGCACGCGATCACGGAATTCTGCGAGGCTGGGACGCGAACCTTTGTTGAGGCACATCTTGACACCTTCCCTGAAACCAGCGCGCCAGGCATGGAACGCTGACCCATTGGGATAGGTAGTGCTGTAGCAGTCATGCATGGCCCAGTACAGGGGATCAAAACAAAATTCTACCACGGTCTCATCACGTCCATCGGTATTCTCGTGGGTTCTCATGGAATCAACGAACTCACGCGTCCATGACGAGATACCACCGTTGCCATACATCAAGCCATTGACATGATTGCGCGCTCGCCAACGGAACACTGCTCGTTCCCAGTCACCGGGTGGTATGTTTAATGTGAGATTGAAAAATCCCGGATCGGGTAAGTTGTCTCCGTCTATGAGTATGAAACGTTCGGTGTTGCTGGCAGCAGCAGCGGCTTTGTGCGCGGCATCAGATCCCTTGACGCCATCGACCCGTCGTGCCCAGGGAATCATGTTGCGTATTTTCACCCAGAAGTCCTCTTTCTGTGGTTCATCATAAGTGAGATAGATGCAATCTAGATCTGCGACGTCAACTGATTTCATGTGTTTGGAGTCTCCATTTTCTCGTTTGGCCTTGGTTTGTTACTATGCATACGTCGCGGACACAGCAGTCAACCCCGTCGGTCAAGTCAGGTACTAACTTCGGCACAGGCTTGGTTTTTTTCAAGAACTCAATCTTTCCATCATTGACTCTTACGTCGTAAGGGGATGATACATAGATCTCTTGGCTCACTGTGATGTAGTTACCGGGCAGAGATTCCATGGTGTATATTATGGGTTTACCATCATCGCTGTAATAGAGTCGGTATTCTGGTTCGAGATGATCAGGCCACTGGAAAGTACGCCATACTTCCCAGAAATTGTCAGTGGTTTTGTTTGAGTTCATCTAGATACTGTTGTGCCCACGATTTCACGTGATAATGTACCAGTCCCCACTGTGCGATGGTGTTGATCCTCACGGGATCTGATTCCCATGTCAATTCTCGGGTCCAGTCTCTCCCTCGCAAGGGTATAATACCAGCTTTCATGTGTACTATCGTGGGCCCGATGCCTGGAGGTAAGGTTACGTTTTCGGCTCCCATTATTTTTGCCACCATGGCGTAGACTAAGTCGGTGGTTGGGTCATCATCAGAAAAACGCAGCAGACTCCGATACTGTTGCCAATCTTGGAAAATCTTCCGTGTCCAGTCAAAAAACTCCTGAGCAAGCGGGCTCTTCCTCCAATAAGTCACGGCGTTGTAGACATCAGGTAAATCGTTGTCGTCAAACGTCTTTCGATAAAGACGGCAATCAGTGACTTGATCATAAAAATCTCTGGCCCCTTGGCTGACCACTACATCTTTATTTTCAAACAAAGTCCACCAGTGATCTATAGGACTCGCTGCGATCATGTCGGCTTCTAGCTTTATGGTCTGTCGATAGGGAGTCAGTCGCCAACACAGCCAATCATTGGCAAATCCACCTGGAGCATAATCTGGCAACATGTCACTGTCAATGATGGTGACGTGTGCATCGGGGTGATGATCCAGTATGCTTTCGCGCAGCAGCCTGGCGCAGGTTTCATAATCAACATCTGAGGTATTGACAGCTGGGATAAGATATCCACGCTCATGACGTATTGGCAACAATGACCTCTAGTGCTTTCTTGGCCATGACATGCAGGTCTTGACCTTTGGTGACGATGTATCGGTCTCGACCTTGACCATCTTGATACGATATGTGGTATTGATCCTGCGCCATGACTCTTATATCACATTCTGGCATCACTGTAGCGAGTCGCCATGGTATGTCCGTGGTCTCCAGAGTATGTCCGTTTTCTATGTTCAATGCTATGCTCAGGGCCTGATCATTGCGATACAGTCCTTTGCTGACACCGTAAATCCTCTCGTAATGGGGCCAGTTGTCACGTATCATGCGCATGCAGTCAAACACCATCCGGGACCGATCAGACCGATCAAATACCATGACCGTAGCCCACCACTGCGGCATGCGTGAAGTTCCAAACCAGTTAAGACCAGAGAGATCATTACCGCCAGTGACATCATACGCCCAGCGATGCGTGGATATCGCTGCAGCACTGTCCACGATCACTCGCAAGTCTGCGCTGGCCACTACATAGTCAGCATCTAGTAGTAGAGTGCGACCCCATGGTGATAGATCAAACGCGTCCACACGATTGGTGTTTTGCCAGATCGCGGGCTGTGTGTTATCTAGATTCCTGAAACCCGCGTCCTGTGGTGTTTCGACAACAATGACCCGATCAAACATCGATGTATCAGCCTGGGTGTCGTCTGTGATCACGGCCACTGGCAAGTCTAGATGGCGTCGTATGTTGCCGGCACTCCAGGCCGCCAAAGCCATGTAATCTATCTGCGCGTTGCGCAGGGCCACGATCACCGCACCTGAGTTCATCTCTGTTGATTTAGTTGCTCGTGTTCTAAATACCAAGCTGTCATCTGCTCTTGCCAGCGTTGGCGCATCAGATCGCCTAGTTCTCGGGCACTGACTTCTATGGGATTTTCATAGAGATCTTGTATGACTATGCGCTGATCATCGTACAGGCCGAGAAAAGTGATCATCTCAGGGGTGGCACGGAACATGCCACCAGCATGGCTAAAAATCAGTTTGGCTTGGTATTTTTCTCGTAATAATCGCCGTGCAGCGGCGTGATCGAACTTAGCTCTGGCATGGGCGACGATTGTATCAGTATCCATCTAGGTATTTTAACACAGATACAGGGCTGGTGCAACCAGCCCTGTATCCAAAATCAAATCAGCTAGGCCACCGAAGAATCAATAGCGGGTGTTCCCCAAGAAGCCGTGAGATACGTGGTGCTGGGAGGTATAAGATTGAGCAGGGTTGTGGGCGCTGTGCCAGATATCGATGTAGCCGGGCTGGTTGTGGCTGTTCCGCCCGAAATGTTGGATGTAGCACCTGCTACTCCTGTACCATCATCCGACCATACCGTGGTAAAGGTCAGTACAGTTGCACCCGCATTGAGAGCCACTTGGGTGCGTATAAATTCTGGAGTGTAAGGAGCCGTGGCGTTGTTGAGCTGGAATATGGTGGTAGCTGCACCACCGGCTGTGAGATTGTAAAAACCTGTGGTAGTGGCCAAGGTAGTTTGTGTACCACCCGATCCGCTGAGCCGCGTGGTACCGGTATAGGCCTGGGCAGCGATGGTGTTGGTGGTGGCATTGACCCTGCCGGTGAAATTAATTGATCCACATTGTCCTGCCAGAGTATTCCAATCAGCGTCGTGGTCTGTGCCGGTGCTGGTTTTGCCGTACAGCAATCTCACGATGCCGCCCGCGTTGAAGAAGTAGCGCGCGGCCGCGGCCGAAGCGAAGGTCACGGTCTGCGTAAACGTGATGGTCCAGGCACTTTGGCCTGATCCCGTGGCCGTGGTCTTTGACACAGATCCTGTAAATGTTCCTATGGCGGTGCCCGATGCTGCGGCATTGCCGCGGTTAGTGGTCAGTGTGGTGAGATCAGTATTGATGGCGTTGAGGATAGTGATGGTATCACCTACCACGGGAGCAGTACGAGCTGTTATCGAGGTACCTTGATGGCTCCCTAGACTGGCTATGGTGTTGACTAAACCGGCCCATTGGGTAGCTGTGACCGTACCAGCTGCGGATACTGTGGCCAGTGCAGTCTGACCATAACCACGATCGGTGCTGCCAGTGGCCCAGATGTCATTGACGTTGGCATTGACGTTGTTGGCTGCAAATCCATTATAATCAACAGCTTCTATCAGTGATCCAGCAGAATAGGTCATGTATTTTTCCTTACTTTATCGTGACTATGGATTCGACCATGCCATCTTGTTGTGTTAATTTATCTTCCAGAGCGCGACCGATGACATTAAATGGTGTGGCTTCTCCGGGCAGTGCTGCTCTAGCCCATCCATCACCAGCAGATACCAATCTATCGCCTTTTCTTACTATACCAACAGCTTTGACTGGGACCCGACCAGTCATGGCCACAGCGGGGTGGGTGCTGTCGTCGCCTGCGGCTGAGTTCATGAGATACGCAGCTCTTGTACTTATTACACCAAATACGTTTTCACTGAGTTCGCTGCGAGAAACCGTGATTTCTGCCGAACCACCGAGTTCTACCACTGTTCCGGGTTCAATGAATTGATCCGCTGCAAACCTCTCTGCGACGTCAGCATACTGTGCTGATGTAGCCCGGGCGAATATGGTGTTGAAACTATTGGTAGAGCTACCGATATTGCCCACACCATTGGCGCCTGTTTTAGTTATAGAATCCACCGATGCTACAGTAAACTGACCAGTGCTAGCAAAAACAGTTCCAAATATATTGGTACTGGCACCGATATTTCCTACTCCAGTGGCACCGGTTTTAGAGATGCTTGACGTGCTGGTCAATCCCGATGCCAGGACGTTAGTGGCCGAGACGTTGCCGGCCACGGTAAACACATTGGTGGCTTTGTTGAAAGTCATGGTCGACACAGCATTGGCGACGTTGTTGTCGTTGAATATTACCTGGGTGTTGGCTCCGGGCGCTGTGAGGTTGCCGATGATATTACCGCTGAAGTTACCAGTGACGTTGCCAGTGACGTTACCAATGAAATTTGATGCCGTGACATTGCCGCTGACGTTGAGAGTGGTGGGTATCGTTACGATAGATGTCGCCCCATCGACAAAGAAAACAGTGGTGTTGACCCCACCATCATTGACTTGCAACAGCAGGTTTGCGTCTTGCGTGGAATTACGGATTGACACTGCGCTGGAAACAGCATTGACATTGACGACAAAATCATTGCTAACCCCGACGTTCAGGCCCGAATCGTTCTGCACTGAAAGCGTACCAACAGTGGAAGAATTGATATCGGACCTGATAAACTGCGTGCTGCTTAATCCATTTAGTGATTGGCTGTTTGTTGCAGATCCACGGAACAGTGCTCCTGTCACGGCCGTGCTGAGTTGTACGCCGGGGCCTATGGTCGTAAATCCCGATATTGGTGCTGCTGGTGTGAACGAAGAGTCATTGCTGACTATGGCCACGATGGTATTGGCGCTGAACAACTCTACTACAACGTGATCGCTACCTAGGTTGTCAGTTATGGTAGCTACTATGGCGCCAGCTGTGCCTTGGCCAGCTGTACTGGATGGTCCGATGAGAGTAAATAAACTACCGTTCCAGACGAATAGTTGCTGGCTAGTCGTATTGAACCATAGATCTCCGATGACATTGCTGGTGGGTTGGCTACTCGAAGCTGTGGCTGCTGATATAGTTTTGAACGTAGTTCCAGTATAGACTTTCATCAGGCTATTGGTTTTATCCCACCATAGCTGTCCGACTAATGGCGCGCTGGGAGCGATGGTGTTGCTACCATTTTCCAGGAGATGGATGAAGTTTTCATCTAGGAATTCTCCGTATCCGGCGTAGTTTTTCCCCACCAGGACCATGCTAGATCCGGTGTTGATGGTACCATCTGGGATGGTAGCGAAAATACTACCGTCAGTTAAATTTATGGTATAAGCCATGTGTCGTTCACTCCGTTCTGATATTTATAATCAAATTCTCTAAGCATATTTATGCTGCACTAAGATTTGTCAGTGTCTGTATCCTCACTGTGTAATCTATCTGTATCTGCCGATTCAGGCTCTTTTGTACTGGGTGGAATATCACGTGCGTTATCAGCATGAGTTCAGCGCTGTTTCCTTCCCAGGCTTTGAGTCCAAGTTCATCAAACACAAAATCACCATTAAAATTGGTGCTGTTGTCAAACGCTTGTTGCCCGGGAGGTTCTCCATAGTCCAACAAACATCTCACCAGCACATCGGTGTACACCGTGCCCGGAGTATGTAAAATAGTGACATTATTACGCAAGGGATCGGTGTTGGCTGCGCTCTGAGCATCAACTACTTTGAGGTAGGTCTGGTTGTAGAGATCAGCATTGAGCCCGGTGACATTGGGTGGTAGATAAGTGATGACGCCCGTGGGGTCTACACTGCTGCCCCCGTTGCCAAACGCCATGGCATACACGAAACCCAGGTTGGTATTGCCTAGACCCTGGGCCAGAGCGATGCTCATGTTTTCGTAATGTATGGCGTTCTTTTTGTCAACAAAAATCTCATGATCATTGGGATCATAGATCTTTATGTGCCCTTGTACAGCCACAGGTACCATGATCGTCATTCGCGTATCTCCACGAAGATTTTTTGGGTTTTGGGATCCGAGATCCTAACGAACCCATCTACGTGTACATACCCGTTTTCGTTGGGTTTTTTCGCTGGTTCAGGCTGATCTCGGACATCGCTGCTGGGTTTTGGCTGTAGATTTTCCATAGTCAATTATTTACCTTGCCTATTCACCTTGGATAAACCTAGCGGCCACTGTGTCTGTTTCTTGTAGCGGTAGCCCATCGCTGGGAGTGCTGGGTCCTGGGGCATACCAAGATCGTCCACGTACCACTCCTATCGTGACTTCAACTCCATCAATGGGTGGTGTGCTAAACACTATCGATACCGGTCCGGCAGATTGCACGGTGTATACATCTGCGTCGGCAGTGACATCAGCGCCACCGACCCAGACCCTCACAGCTTCTGTGAGCTCGGTACTGTCTAATCCTGACACAGATATATTTTCTGCAGTGAATTCTGTCTGGATTCCATCGGCTAGAAAATCCTGTTTGTCTAGAGTATTTTGATATTGCCCTGGTATGAGATTACCAACACTCATGTCTAGCACTTCGCTGCCTAAAACATGATCTGCTGCTGCTGTACCAGCAGTACCGCGACGCAGTCCCGACAAAGTATTGGATGAGGTGTTTCTTTCTCGATAAGTGATACGCTCACCGTTGACAGTCACTACCCCAAACTTTCCAGCAACGAGATCAGGCACTGGCATCTTGGCAGCATCCAGCACATGCATAACATCATCAGTTTTGAGTAATTCTTGGGTCAACACCGTGATCGTATTATCTAGGATACGATAACTTAACTGTAGTCCACGCATGTCCTGGAAGATCCTGAATCCCACGAATCCCGGGACTTCAAACATAGTGTAACTGGTAATCGCTACGATGTCATTGTTGTTGAGCGTGGGTCCAGAGACGATCACAGCAGACCCGTCAGTAGTATATTCTTGCTCGGGAAAAAGATATCTACCGTTCAGAGTCACAGTGAGTCTCTGGCTATCACTGATATCAACTCCGGTATCAAACCTATTGACTCGAACTATCGAACCAGCGCTGAAATCATACGACCCAGGTTCTCCCGAAACATCGCCTTCATCAAACGGTACCGTACCAAATGGTGCTCCTTGATCAAATCTATCGACCAAGGTAGGTCCGGTGATCTCAATAGGTCCTTGCCATACTGCAGTGCGGATTGATTGCTGCGATGTATCATTGAACGTGGTCACAGATATGCTGTCCCCGGAGAGAATGGCTATCCTCGAAGGATCGAACTGTAGGGCTGTTCCTACCACGCGATAAGAGCAACCAGTGGCCACGCTTATCAACAATTCGCTGCCCACTGGCGGAGTCGCAGTCAATGTGATGGTTCGATCTGAACTGCCATCATCGGGATCTAATACCCAAGCTGTTCCTGGTGTCAACAGAGTCTGATCGAGGTACAGCGACACATCAGCTTGAACTACGTCTTCATTGAGATAGTTTGATGGTACGGGTAACGCAAATAACAGACCAGTTCCAGTGGTCGTGTAAGTGATAGATTGGGCCGGTGTCACGCGACTGCCGTTGACGTTGACTATGATGTTGGGTATGTTGGTACCTTGGAGACTGTTGGTAAGTTGGAAGGCGTAGGAACCAACACTGACAAAATCCTGTGTCAGAGGAACGCTCCAGGAATAGTTCACGTCATCGGTATTTCCACCAAACACAGTGATGACTATGACATCTTCGGGGGCAAATGATGAGAAAAATTCTATGCCGGTCACGGTTGCAGTAATCTCGGATATCAACCTGATGTTGGTCTGCACACCATTAACGAATGCCACTACTCCAAATATCAAATCCCGATTGATGGGAATCAATACAGTGGTATCAAACTCAGATCCAAGGTATCGATTCCGGTATAACTGATTACCGCCGCCCAGTTCATAGGTGAATATCTGCAGGGAATCTCCCGGTGCAGCACCTGAATTCACCGTGACAGTCTTGGCGAACCAATCCACTGAATAGTTGATACCTTGCACGAGTTGGAGTCCTGTGGTTTGATTCCAGACGTTGATCTCTACTGCATATTCGAGTTCTTGGCTGTAAGGGTATACCGGCGACAAAGTATCAAATACATAGGAGATCGCAGCCAATGGAAATCCAAAACCAAATCCCACGCTGGCGTCAAACCCCGGGGTAGAGATCACCCGGAGATCCAAGGTATCAAATTCCGAACCAGGCACCAATTCTTCTGGAGCATGGCTGGAATAGGTATCAATGAACGCACCACCGTCGACGTTGATGCTGGTGGGCAACACTCCGAGATAAGGATCTACGAAATCGCTGGCGTACTCGGCATCCAATTCAGTGAGCATGAGGAAATCTTGACCATATACCTGCACTCCGGGATAATCTAGTCCTGCGATAACTTGGGCCAGGTCTATACCTGGTTGCAGATCTGATGGGATATAATATCCACGTGTGCGATTGACACCCGAAAGATCAGCAGCCGGGACCACGGTCCAATCGTCGGGATCAAACACGGATCCAGTAGATGTAGATACTGCTTGCCACACTCTATCCTCATATCTGACTTGATCATTGACATGATAAATCACGTTGGGCACCCAATCAGTGATGTCGCTGCGATACTGATAACGATCGTACTTGATGGTTGTAGTTATGTGCCGCACGAGATCATTGCCCATGCGAGCCACGGCCCGTGCTCCTGTACCACCACCAGCATCTATAGTGATGATGGCCGTGGTAGTGTACCCTTCACCACGATCTTCAATGATGATGGCGTTGACTTCTCCCTCGGCGTTGATGGTCGCACGCATCCGGGCCGGACGCAGGCATTCGCCCGTGACCTCGACTTGTGGCGGAACCAGATATCCACTGCCTCCGTCAATGACGTCCACAGATTCAACTTCAAGCCGATAGTTATAGAACCACTGATTGTAGGGGAAAGTCTGCCATATGGGGCTGTCAGACGGTGTGCTACTGGTGACACTCAGGGTACCGGTGTTGTCTAATACCGGGCTTATGAATCGATTCTGCGCGGCATCCCAGAATGCCGGTACGTCAAAGTCAGTGACACTGCCTAGATATTGATCGCTGCCACGATACTTGAGATTGAACTCTCGTATCTGCGTGTGGTAGGGCTTGACTTCTTTGATGTAATCCAGTACGAAATCCTGGTTGTCCTGTCGATAGATCTGGAATGGCAACAGTTCTCGTATCACATGATCCACGTCAATGAGACTGGTCTTCGTGAGCCACGTAGGCGCTATCTGTTCGCTCAAGATGAAATTAAACATCAAAATCAGCAGTCGATTACGCTCTATGGCCAGCTCGTCGATGAAAATCTCTTGGTTGATAGCGCGCACTATGTTGCGAGTCTCGATCACGGGTTCTTGGTCAAAGTATCTCGCATCAAACACTTCGCTGTCAAACCCGTATCTACCTAGATTGTAATTCCAGAGTTGTTCGCTGAATCTTATGGTGCCAGATTCCAGGGCCACCCGACGCCAGCTGTTGGCCGTGCGCACATAGATCTCAAATTTATTCTGTGGATTAACCTGTACTTTCACCGAGCTACCCGTGGGCACCGATATCGATGACAACGCGGCAAAATTAGGTACGGTACGTACTATGCGCGACAGCGGATCGTACCCGGGTTCGTACCAGTCTATGAAATCCCAGTACTGGCGTGTGTCATAGGTCTGCACACGATACAACTGCAGCCTGCGGCTACCAGGTAGATCGCCTGTTTCTACCGAGTAGATCGCCCAGAGTCCCTCGTTGGCGCTGTCGTTCTGTACTAGATACCGATATCCCAGGGGCACTGCATCGATGTCTTGATATGACAGTTCGATGCTGTTGGCCACACGCATATTCCATTCACCACTGACTGCAGTGGGCTCGGGCTCTCGGCTGTTGAGCAGATTGAATATGCGATTCTCTGCTGCGGGTATCTGTGCCAGCACGGTGTTGGCTCGGGTGAGATAATTTTTTAAAGCCAAGAGCCTGTCTACAAACATGCTCTGTCGCGGTCGTGTCTGCACACCATAGAGTTCGCTGGGCGGTAGAGTGATATCGGGCACGGCCGCACCGCTGGCCGTGATACCACTGAGACTGTCCACGAATTTGTTATAGAGTCCGTCATTGAGGAAACCATCCTCGCGATTTTCCGCGATGAGCTGGTATTCGACATTGATCGCATCATCGGTAAATTGCTGATCAAATTCTATGTGTATCACGCTGTCAAGCCCAGAGATATAAGGCAAGCTGTTATAGATAGCTACAGCGCTGGAAGATAGCGGTGCTATGTAAGGTATGCCGCTGCCGCGTGGATTTTCGATGTATCGAGCGATGGTGTTGATGTTCAAGGTCTTGGCGGCAGACCGATACACTGTGTTGATACCTGATACCCAGAAATAATATTTGGTGATGAATAGCCCGGTGTTGTCGATCTCCGACACGATAGAATATGATCTGACGTCTTTGGGCGCGCCCGGTCCGATATATTCGCCGGGGGGCACTGAGCTTTCGATCCACTGATAAACATTTACGGAACTACCGGGAAACAGTTGTCCCCATCTCCGGCTGGCATACACGAGATCGTTCTGATTGGGATCTACGAATCGTAGATCTCGGGTATCTAACCATATCTCGCCGACATGATTTTCTCCCCAGTTTCCGCCCCAGTTGTTGACCGCACCTTGGTTGTAAGCAGCTGGATCCACACCGCTGACATAGTTGAGATTCTGTTGTACTGCACCAAGCAATCTTCCTTGCAAAGGATCAAAGAAATCTAGATACTGTTTTGCGCCCCCAGTGACACGATCATAGATGAATACGGTATTGAGAAGATTGACATCCACCACTGGTGTTTGCTGCCGTGTCACTGCCCAAGCCGGCGCGTTGTTTAAATTGCGTGACTGATACACAGTACCAAAGTTTATCTGACTGTCTCCGGCATCGGCTCCGGGTGCACCAATCAACAAAACTCCCGTGGTGAGATCTACTGATGCACCAAATCTGTCAAAACTCTGCAGCACACGATTTATCTGCTGCCCAAAAACAAACTGTCCGGGATTGTTGACGCTGGCATTGCTGGCAGGTAAGAAATCATAGACGTAGACAGCGCCGCTGATGGCTTGTATCTCTGAAAACACCGTGCTGCGGCTATCAAACAACGTCCGATCTGAATCAAACGTAGTGGCCAATATAGTATTGCCTTCGGGAGCGCCGATCACCAGGCTCGTAAAATCATCACTGATGAATATCGATGATCCAAATCTCGCCTGTTGAACTGCTACCGGGCTTTCTATGTTCTGTTGCCATACGTAAGTATCGAATCCCAATACATCAAACATCGTACCCGATCCTGGCAACACAGTCAAGAGGTTCAGCGGCGCTGCGGCCTGTAGATCTGTGACTGTGACTATCAGTCGACCAGACACTGCTGTGATCACAGAACCCGCTGCGGGAGCCTGCGAAAATCGTACGATCTTGTCTTGATCATTGTAGACATACTCCAAACCGGACGCCTGTAATATGTTGTTGACAAAGACCACGGCGGTATACGACGCTGCTGAACTATAGATGTCCCCTACTGGAAACTCACGAGTGATGCCATCTCCGATGAATTCTAAATCAGGCGTTGTTGCAGCGGTGACATTAGTGGTCTGATCATTGATATCTTGTGCCAGCACTGCACACCATGACGTGGGTTTCCAGTAACTGCGATCAGAAATGTCAATGTCAGTTGGCACTGCCCGGGTGCTGGAAAACAACGCGCCGAGGTATGCTACAAATGAATCTTTATCATAAGATGATGTTTGGGTCCAAAGAGCCGGTGTGCTGAGTTGCACGTAAACGTCGTTGATCCTGATGTCAGCCAAGCTAGAATCTATCAAAGGATCCAGCGTAGGGTTGGCCACAGTACTCATGATAGTGCCATAGACCCTTGATTGGTTCTGCAGGAATTCTACTAACCCACCTTGTCTCGTGGTATAATCACTGTTGGGTGATCCTACATACAAACTACAATCATTTACGCATTGATCTACTACTGATCCATAGTTGGCCCGGCTCTGTGCTTCATGGGATTCTAAAGTTTGTAGCAATGAAAATTTATTTGTGTCAACAGTGATAATGTCGCCCACTGCGAGATCAGCAGTGATTGATATCGATCTAGGGCCAGTTATAGTATACCCTCCACCGATGTTGGTGGCGGAATCCAGTATTTTCTGACCGTTTATTTTCACGGAAACTGGTTCTACTAAGATCTCATCGGTGGGGTAAGCGGTCTGATCAGCATCTGTGACTGTGATGTTTTGTACGCTGCGATCAAACACGTAAGACCTGCCGGCACCCACGAGCGAGTTGACTGTGCTGCCCGGTGCACCTGCGATGATCTGTCGGCCGTCGGTTGTGCAAGTAATCCTAGAGCCAAATTGATCAGTCTCGGTGAGCGAAGGCACCGAAAGAATTCCCGATAGTTCAAAATGAGTGATGCTTTCTGCTATGATCGTTGCGCCCGGTGCTGGATTTGTCGCGAAAACCAGTACTCCAGTTTCTACATCAAAAGTATAATCTATGTCAGGGCGGTAGATCGTGCTACCTACTCGAATAGTAAAACTATCGATGGTATTGGCTGTAGCCAGGAGATCTCTCACGTCGAATGTAGTTTGATCATCGATTCCTGTTCCACCCGAAAAGATCGATATCGCAGTGATTGGTCCCGGAGTAGCCAAGAATATCAATGATCCCGAAGATACCACTGGAACATCTAGTAGTACTCGTCGAGTCGCGGGGACGACATTGACTATTTCGGTTCCAGCTGCAAGAGATCCCGTCCCCCCGATCTGTTGTAATTCTTGAGGAGGATCTTGACCAGGAACTAGACCCGTGGTATCAGTGACGGTGATGATGCTTTCGCCCGCATCTGCGTCTTCTAGAGTAGCATATTCAAGCCCAACTTGTGTGACCAGGATCTCTAGATCATCTGGACCGCCGCCAATCCTAGCGCTGTCGATGGTAATGATATCACCCACGGAATAACCAGTACCACCCGATACTACCGTGGCACTACGTACACCGCGTGTGACATCCACAGTGAATCTGGCGCCAGATCCACCCGAAGGTGTCACGGATTCTTGTGGTACGTTGTAATATAATCTACGATCAAGTTGCACCAATGAACGGCGGCTCAGAGTCAATTCTTGATCGGCCGCCGGAGCGTAGGCATCTCCATTTTCATCTAGGAGTTGCACAGATCCACCCACGATCTGATAGTCGGGGTTGGGGGAAGAACCATAGAGTATACCATTGTTTAACAATACCTGTAGCTGATTGGGGCGTGCAGCGTTGATCCTAACATAATCGCTCCAGTTAAATGTCAACGTAGAGCCATCAGTGGCATAGGTTTTTCTCTGTTGTTGCACGTCCACTCGGCCATACGCATAAACTTGATCCAGCCCTGACGCTGACACATATATCCACTGCTCGTCGAGACTTGTGGTCACTGCTGATCCAAATCTTGCCTGCGTAGAACCGTCTCCATCGGGTGCTACCAAGATCTGCCGTTGTTCAAAAATGTCACTGCTGGTTGGATTGAATATCACTGCAGCATAACCACGACCGCTGTCGCTGTCGGGAGCGCCAATTATGGCCCAGTTCTGAGCTCCGATGTCAATTGACGATCCAAATCCCGATACCGAATTGGCCGACAAGTCTATCATACCCGTGGGTTCATATTTTCCCTGGGGTGATCTGCTGAAAGTATAGACTCCACCTTTGTTGCCAGCATAGCCTGGTGCTGCCACAAGGGCTGTAAGATTCTGTAACCCCTGCACCACCACAGATCCGTAACCCACATCTGCCACGGGTGCTTGGGGATCTAGATTTTCTGAATTGACAAATGGTGCTGTTTTCTGCAGCATAGTCCACTGGCCATGACCGTTGTCATCGACCCAGACCCTGGCACCTGTGCCTAATAATTTAGAGTAAGGTAGGTCCACGATATCACTGGGTTGCCGCACTCTAGCAGGTTGTAGTGTCAGCGCTATACCAATGCCAGTGATCGTGGTTTGATCGCCCGTGAACTCATAGTCGATGATCAGAGATGTGGGGTTGACCACGGATCGCACCCGATATATGCCATCAATGCTGTCATCAAAATATTTTATGATCAGTATAGCACCCAGGACCAATCCCGGTTGTCCGCGGAAATTCACCAGGCTCCGACCATTGAGATTGTCACTGACTTGTATGATCTGCGCCGGCAGCACTTCACTGCGATACACGGACCAATCATAGGCATTGACTTTGGCCGCCCACACAGTGCTGCCAATACCGATATCATTGACTGGGAGATTTGATCGCTCAACCGCGTCGATATTAAAAACCGTAAAATCAACATCATCGATGTTGACATAACCAGCCGTGGGCAATGACCGATCAGGGTTTTTTGCCTGCAGCGTGGGCAAGATTTCTGGATCAGTTATCTTGTAACTTTCTTTCCATATACCATCAACAAACACGGTCTGATCAGCCTGGCTGGTCTGTCCAGGTTCGATCACCTGCATGATGCTGGGATCGCTGTTGAGCCGGGATTGATCCATCAGCAGTTCTATATAACTGCGATTTGCCGTGGCTCCGTAGGTGCCTTTGAGTATCGCCCAGTACTCATAGACGTTGTACTCTGCACTCTCTTTGCCAAGATCGGCCAGAGTAAAGATCTCAGCAGACTGTAAAGTACCTTTGCTGCCTAGGAACTGTTGATACAAGTTGACTTGGCTGACATCATCGAGATTCAAAGCCTGCATGTACTGTCTTGGACGGAATCCTATCAAGCCATAGCTAAACAGATCTATCTCTTTTTCTAGATTCGCCGAATAAGTGCTGTAGGCATTGGCCAGCTGGGTACTATCATTGGCTGCGTTGGGCCGCAGGCCTTTCTGTATGTCCTGATAGTCGCTCTTGAGCCACAGGGTGTAATCAAAGGTCTCGCTGGGTTGGATTATAGTGGAAGCACTCCAGTACTCGTCTTTGAACAACACGATCTCGCCTTTGGTGTAGATCTGATTTGGACGCCATTCGCGCACAGTATCTTGATTGATGACAAATCCTGGAGCGTTGACCGTGCCATTCCAGTCCGCAGACAAAATACCCGATACCAGCAGACGATTCTGCCGGGCGCCTGTGGTGGGTTCAAATATGAGATCCCCAAAAAGGCTAGCATTATCAAACACGATGATGTTTTCGTAAGACACAAAATCCAGGGTGAGGAAATTGATAGTGTTTGAATCCGTGGTGTTGATCGAGAATTCATTGTCAAACCTGTTGATCACGAGGCTGTTGAGATCTATGGGCTGACGATTCTGATTCAGCACCATGTTCCTGGGAGTGACTGGGGCAAGGCTGTTGGCCACGGCTCTGAGTCTCGTGATAGATACCTTTGTGGCTGTGGGGTTGAGGTTTATCAAGCTGCCAACATCCCATCCCTGTTGGCTCCAATACAGGAATTCGGATACCATCTGTCGCCAATCGACGATGTATCCATTTTCCTGGGTGTTGAAAACGAATCCCTGGCGGATTAAAAGTTCGCCATAGCTCAGCAGGAAATCACTGACCGCGGCCTCGCTGGTAAACACGAATCCATAGGGAACTTTGGCTACGTTATTGGTATATTCGATATTGACACTGACCGAAGTATCGGCCACGGTTATGGTCTCTGTCCTTCCACGAGTACGGCTTACCAGGATCTCGAAGTAAGGGTCATTGAGATTGTAACCTTGTACGCTCCAACCATCTTCGACTCTCTGTACCACCACCGAACTATACGACACCGATTCGAATGGTTTGTTCTTGTACAGCAGCAGCTGGTAGCTTTCGTCGGGTAGAAGGAAATTCGTGTTGGCACTGCCCGGTGTGGATTTTTCCGTGTATATTTTCAGGAAATTCTTGTCACTGAATCCGGCCAGTCTCCAGCACAGGCGTATGTCTATGTTGGCTAAATCTGCGGTGAGATTGACAGTGCTGTCAACACCGCGCTGCCGATTGTAATCTATGATCCAATCAATATAACTGGCTTTGCTCACGTCATCTCCATACAGCGGGGCCATGGCGCTGGCATCTAATCTATATCTGTCATCCCATAACCACTGTTGCAAGGCATCATTGAATTGATAACGATCGCGGTCCGCGAACAGCGAGAAGAATTTGGCAGGTCTCGTCAGAGCCAGCAATCGCATCACGGTAAAAGGCCAGGCCGAGCTGGCTCGCCATGAGCTTTCTACCGGACCACCATCACCAAACGTCCAGCTCTTGCGGAAGCTGGTTTCATCAAAGTTACCCATGACGGTCTGGAATGGTGGCAGGAGGTTGCCTTCGCTGTCGACTGGTATCGTATCCAGCAGGCCGGGCCGTCGGAATCTCGGCAGCACCTTGGGATTCTGCGGATCTGCTACTATGCCGTTGGCTAGATCTTCCCACAACACCAGGTTGCCCGAAGTGTAAGGCGCGGGACCATACTGGCTCTCCCACCATGATGGCTCTTGGCTGAATCCCAGCATCTCCCAGGGCCGAGTATGCGGTGCTGTGGTGTCATAGAAATATTGATAGATACCACGCCAAGCGCCCAACAACGGTTGATTGTTGAGTTTGTTGGCGCTGCGAGTGTAATTGTAAGTAAACTGGTTGTCGCGCTTGTACTCCTGCGTGACGTAATCTAGATTGTTCCATCCCACATAATTTAGAAAATCAGTGCTCAAGAGATTGTTGATCTCGGCTAGGCTGTATCCAGTGTCCCGGAACTGTCCGGGGATGACTTCATCAAAAGTCAATGGCACTGCGCTACTGACCTTTAGATTGTTGAATATCCTGATCTCGAACTCAAGTAATACTTCGTCCCTGGCGTCGCCATAGGCGCGCGTGATGCTACCATCATGACCACGTATCACCAGCGTGGCCGGTATCGAGGTTTCATCTGTGTATATCGCAGGACGATATGCTGGATACAGTCCTAATTTGGTGGGTGTGTTGGGAACATAGCTGCCAAAGGTAGTGTTGTATTCACGGATCACGATCTGGTCGCCGACAGTCAACACTGTGTTGAGAGTCACTGTGGCCGAATCTACACCGACTTCATAATCATATCCTCGAGTCAGTATCTCGCCATTTTGATACACCAAGATACTCTGGAAGTTACTGGATTCAAAATCATAGACTCGCAGCGTATCAAACACTGGTGTAGTAATGGGAGTAACGGTATAGATGTTCTCGTCATATGTCTCATTGCTTGGCAGCATATCGCTCCAATAGAATGGAGATCGTTCATTTTTACCCAAGCTCATCTCATCTATGACTTGATCCAGTATCTCTGTCGCGGTAAAATTCACGAAATCTCCGCGACCGGCAAGATCCGTCATCTTGGCTTTGTATTTGAGATATTCCTGGCTGTTGAATGCTATGGCATCAAACACATTGTATTCTTTGCGTCCCAGGAAAACACCCGCCAATGACACTGGTGCGCTTTGCTGCACGACAATGTCTCCCCAGGGAAGGATATTGCCGAGATCTCGTGTGTTGTTGCTGCCAATCACGACGCCTTGTAGATTACGGAGATTTTGTGCCAGGCCTTCGTAATGATTGCGTATGCTACCCAGAGTCAACCTTGGGCTATTTTTATTGAGTGCATTGTTTTCGAGATTCAGCGGCACTTGATAAAACGCTACACGGCTCGTCTGATCAGATATCGCCTGCACTTCTATGTTGGCTCCCTGCACTGTAGATCCAGGCATCACTATTGTAGTATTGTTGCTGGTCACCGTCACAGAATAACTCAGAGGAGGCACAAAACTTCCATTGACAAAAACTTGCAGTGGTTCATAGATACTGTCTTGATCTATGGCTACGTCGAGTATCAGAGCACTACCATCGTACACGAACCGGAACTGCTGCCGGCTGCGGTTTTCCATGGCCGCAGGTACCCAGCCGATGAGATCACCAAAACTCACACGATTGATATACTGCCTGGCGAAGCCTTCGCTGACTTGTTGTTCTTGCCCGATGTTGTCTCGGATAAAAACAAACGTATCGGTATAAAAATAGTTGTTAAACAGTATGTCACCGATGTTGTTGATGTTGAAGTATTCTAGGGCGAATCCCAATACGTCATCGCTGATCGTTGATCCACCCACAGCATAACCAAATAACTGGCTGCCACGGAACGTTGAGCTTGGGTATGTTACTAAGTCACCAAAGCTCCGACCAGCAGAGTCAAACACATCAAACAACGGCGCCTGATTCACCCCGGTTTTTTGTTGCGCCAGGCTCCATTCGATGCCATCAAACCAATAGCTCTCACCTTTTTGTGTGTCACCTGATAGGCACACTACCATGTCATTGATCAAAGCCGTGCTGTTTTCTATGGGCACCAGATTTATGACAGGTGGCGTGCCAGGCGATCCGTCGGGATCAATAAAATCCACACGATAAATTCTATTTCTGACTTGTGGATCTTGATCCGCGGCAAAAACGACCAAGCTACCCTGCTGGAAGGCATACCCGTCCCATTCATCATAGCCTTCTTGGCCGGCTATGTTGCTGAGTGCGTCAGTTTCCAGGAAATCTATCACGTCCACAGGAACTTTGGCCAGCGCACCTGAGTTATACAGTGCCAGATTAGCTCGGAATTCGATTATGGGACGCTTGGCTCGTGTGTTGTTGTCAAGCACTGGGATCTGATTGTTATTGTATTCGGCCGTGGCAGTTATGACATCAATATGGAACCAACGATTGCTGCGGCTCCAAGCATTGTGGTTGTTGGCTGCGCGATTGATCGTGATGTAGTCGGGTACCAGTGGAATAGCGGCATCTACATCTTGATAGACATCTTGTTCGCGTATATAGGGTTCAGGAGTTACGAAATCTTCTACAGGCAATAATTTAATACCATTGCCCATGACCACACCGGGCACGCCCAAAGACGGCAACGGTGCTAGATCCGGTGCTCCCAGGCCACGATTTAATTGGCTTTCTTCCAGAGAGTTGTAGATATACTGCTGATAAGATTCAGTACCAGGTAACCCCGTGACACGGCGGCCTTCGACGAAGTGCCAGGGGCCATAATAAGCTTCACCATCAACAAATCCCACGCGTTCAGTAACTCCGGGTCCGGTGCCCACGCCTTCGACGTAGAACTCTCGGTCACGGAAACTTTCCGGCTTCACATCTCCACGAAATACCACTTTGAGACCATTGGTAAATTTTACTTTATTGGGAGAGATATACGTCTTGGCACCAACTATAGACTCGATATCTAGGGGATCCGACTGGCTGGGATCAATTAGCCTGATGATTCCAAATGCCGATGCATCGCGACTGTCCTGATAGTACAGTATATCCTGTATGGCAGTCAGCAGTGGTATCTGCTCAAACACACCCGAGGCATTTTTGTACCACTGGGTATTGCTATACTCTGTACCAAACGCTATGGAAAATTTTGACAATCTTGGCACGGGCTGGATGCTCAGCAGGGTCATGAACGGCCTCGGACCTTCGCTGTATTGCACTCGCCAGATACTGAATTGCACATCGGGATCAACGATGTTGAAATATTCGGCGTAAGGTATGCTGTCAAAACTACCGGGTAGATCGTTGTTTTCTGGACCCTGCGTCAAGGGATCAAACCTAGAGTTTACCTGCCATCCACCAATCTCTAGATTAGGCGATGTGATGAATATCAGGGTACGTCCATTGAGATCTGTGACTCCGTCGATGCCTTGTGGATTTTGCTGTAAAAAAGTGTCAACAAAGACGTTATTGATCTGATCAAACTTCAGAGTGCAGATAAGATCCACGGGGCCCACGTCGGGCATCTGATAGTAGAAATCCTGCGCAGACCGCAGTGGTACATCAAACGTTACTGTGCCCGTGTCAGCTCCGTTGTTGGTGACGCCCAGGACGTCTCGGCTAGATATGTTGGGGCTAAAAGGTAATCTTCCCGAAGTGCCCGGTGTGGCCTGTATGAAAAACCCCGATCCGGGTTGATCTACTATGAATCCATAGTTTCCACCACGCACAAGAGTTATCTCAGGGTTTTCGTCAGCGAAACCCGAGATCTTGTAAGTGAGCCGTTGTTTGTCTACCACGAAATCATCGGTGAGTGGGACTATGCTTGAACTGACATCTACGGCCTCGGGTCCCTCGGGTAGCCAATAATACTGGCTGTAGTTTACGAATTTGTCAAAATCACAGAACGGATCCCAAGAATAGAATTCACTCTGCCATAATCTATCCTGTTGATCCGTGGCGCTATTTTCGATGCCCAGAGAATCCAACATACCCGGATAAGTGATGGCATCCATGATAGCCTGAGTGCCAGGTTTCAACGAGATCACACCAGGTTCGAGCTGATAGTCAGTGCGCGTCTCTGTGGGCTCGGTGACGTAGCTATCATTGGGGTTGACCCCGGGGCCTACCCGTCGACCCACAAATCCCCGGATTCTGTCGATGCGTGGTTCTTGCGTGAGCTGATCCAGAGTGGCCGACAGGAATTTACGATTGGTATCGGTCTGGAATATTTCTGGTAATAAATCTAGTGTTCTTTTCTGTGCCATCAGAGGTTGCCCGAGGTGCTGGTTTGTAGGCCTGGTGCGCCGATGCTGGTAACGTCATATAAACCCGAAACCGGAGTCTGGCTACGTATGTTGCTCTGTGTGAGAGCTTCTATGACTTCCACGTCTGACACCGTGGCAGCGCTGACGAATATTTCGTTGGGTGCGGATCTGATCTCGTAGAGGTCGCCAAACGATTTCAAGGGATTTAACGGTACCAACACCACAGAGCTCACGATGCTGCCAAGATTCTGGTGCAGATATGCGGCTAATTCTGAGAAGAAAAAGCTATCACCAAAGTCCCACTTGTCTATGGTAAAATATCTGTTGGTAAAAGCGATGACCTGGCTGCGTATCTCGCTGTTGCTGGCAGTGCTGTTGGCCGCACGCACTACTTTTATCGTGGCACGAAGTTCTTCTGGCGCTTTGCTACCAAACAGTGGTTTGAATACCACGCTGTTCAAAACTATGTTGTCACTGATCATTTTGTACTGATTGAGAGAATTGTAAGCGACATTGAGCTCGCTGATCGTGGGTATTGGAGGTTCGGGAACCGTGCCAGTGGTATCTCTGATGTAGTTCTGATAGGCATTATAGTATTCTTCTACCACCACGTAAATGTCAATGATGTTGGTGACACCGGGATTGATGACATTGGTCAGCGCGCTGTTGTGACGATACTGGAAACCAAGATCCTGTCGGCCGACTTTGGCCAGGAGTCCCGTGGCCGGGGTTATGATGCGTTGTATCACGCCGTTGACCGTGGTCACCGTGAGTCTATAGAACGCCCCAACGGTGCTGTTTGGATTTACCTGCTGATATGCATAGAATAACTGTCCATTGGGGTATTCTGATTTTGCCAACTCTATGGCATCTAGGTTGGGATATACGCTGTTGACTACTCCCGGTGCTGTGGGCAAATATCGTTCGAGATTGTCAAAGTCTGTGGTAAGCTGTAGGAACACCAGCTTCTGTGCGGGATTGACATTGGGTTCTACTATGGTGTCAAAGAAATCAGGATCATCGGCCACACCATCGGCATCACTGTCTTGATAACTCACCAGGACTTCATAGTCATTGACGAATCCATCGCTCTGTATGGGTTGATCAATGATCTCCATGGTTATGTCACTGGGAAGAGGTCTGTTGTCATCGGGCCGGCTGTTGGTTTTAAGCACTCGGACGAAATCGCTGATCACTGAACCAGTGCGACTATCGTACACACGCTGGCTACCATCAAAGAAAAATCGCGTCTGTATCACGCTGGCAAAAACATAATCTAGCCCACGGGTTATCACGGTGTAGGTCACACCATCAGTGGTAAACTGTACCAACCAGGACGCGTCGAGATTAGCACCAGAAGTATCTTGTGCATTGATGCGGCTGAATTCTGCATCCGTCGCGAGATTAGTACTGGTGATGACATACCATGTGCTGGTGAGGTTATTATAACCTATGCCAAAATTCCTGTTGAGTTCTAGTTGTTGCAACATACTCTGCTGCAGACTCGCAGGTAGATCGGTAACAAATTTAGGTATCACGAGCTCGGGTATGGCATCGCTGGGCACAAAATTATTAAGCGTCACTGGTCCCGACCCATCAAGCAGATTACCTTGACCTTGATTAGTACCGTTGCCAATCAAAGCACTGACGGTACTCCAGACGGTGAGAGTTTCGTTGGCGCGCACTGGTGTACCGGCCGCGAGCCTTCGATTGGCATCAAAGTAAAAACCCGTGGGCGCTCGAAACTTCACGAGGCTACCGGGTTGGACGTATCTCGCCACGGTACTGGCAGTGGGTCCGATAGGCAATGGATTAGTAGGTAATCCCACGTAAAAATAACCCGTGGTCTCGTTGACCAACGCAGTACTCTGATTCCAAGTGGATTGCAAACCCAGCAAACTAGGTCTTGGCCAATATTCATTAGGCGCCGTGGGGTTGGCACTGACTTGGCTATTGCCATAATAAAACTGCAGCATGCTGCGAGATGCCAACAAAGGTTCTATGCGATTGTCAATGGTATCAGCGAGGTCATTGCGGCTGGCGATCTCAAAACTGAAGTCATTCAGTACGTTTTGGCGATATAGCACACCGTCGCTGCCAAAAATATTTGTGCTGGAATACTTGCCAGTGGGGTCAGTGAGATCGATGTATCTCGATGTGCCTACACTGGATCTGACTATGGATTTGCTCTTGATGATGCTGTTGAATCGAGTGAATGGAAAGTTGTTGTAATCTTCGCCGTTGACCATCCGGTTCTGTGTGTAGTATCGTGCCGGTGCGCGTTGTTTGATCTCGGAGATGGTCTCTCGTGCCTGTGCGTTAGACACCGGTGTCGCCAGCGCGCAGACAAAAGTCACTGTCTCTAGGCGGCCGAGCCTAGAGACATAACTGATGGGCACCGTGATGTTGTTCATCTCTTCGGGGTTGATGATATACTCAAGTCCGTTGCTGGCGCGCACATATGCGCGGAAGATGCCCACGGGAACTTCGGCAAAAACACCATCACCAAAAGTCAGAGTGATCTGATCATTGGCACGGCTAGTGATGCTGTAGAGTTTCCGTGCTTCGAGTTCAAGTTGTTCTACCGCACCGGCATAGATGCTTTCACGATACAGCCATTCTGAAGCTATGCTGCCCACATCGTCAAGCTGATACAACCAGTGATCCTGATCGTTACAACCTTCGATGTTGATGTCTACTGTGCGGTTGGGCAGGGCCTGTGACAAGTTAAAATCTTGGTTCTGCAGCACCCCTTGCTTGAACAAGAAGAAAAAGCCAGTGTCGTTGCTGCCAAACCCCAGGCCATCATTGCGATACAGCACGTTGAAAGCACCACTGGGTCGTGGGCTGGGTTCATAGATGTAATTTTCGCCTTGTGTGCTGGCATTGACTACTTCAAAAGGCATGTTGACTCCGTCAACGATGGCGCCGTAAGGTACCACAGGCAAGAAACCCGGCACGAGATTCAAGGTGTATTCTGCTGTGTCAATGCCCAGGATCGATTGCTCGTTGGCTGGTCTGCCATACTTCTGGCTGTCAACCAGTGCAGCATTGAGTATCAATACAAACTGTTCAAACCAGTTCTGATTGGCGGGGTCATCCCACGTTATCGTGGTGTTGGATAGGTTTATTCCATTGAAGTCCACCACGTTCTCTGTGGTGGATATGCTGTTGACCTTGAGCAACCCCTGTGCTGCGGTGTTGCGTTTGGGCGTATAACTGACGAGATTGGCCAGGCGTACCACCGAGTCCCGGCGTTCAGCTGTGTCCAAAAAGTTTTCACGGGCATTGAGGTCGTTGCGGAAAGCCAGGGCTTGCCCCATGAATGCCATGACGTCCAATAAAGCGATGAATTCACTAGATTCAATATAGTCATTGAATGTCTCGGGGTAGTACAAGCGGAGATAATCAACGAAACTCTTGCGCAGAGTCTCGAAATCGTAGCTCTGGAAGTCAGCTTCGCGGTAAGTCTGATAGAGCCTCTTCCAGTCTTCGACTCCAAAAATAGCTGTCTGTCTTGTGGTTTTTGCCATGGATCCTCGCCTGCTTCTGTGTATTTACCGAGTTTATTATCTGTGTAGTTTTACACGAAGCTGGCGCGACGCGTCTCTTGATCAAAAAATATCGCCAGGCGCTCGGCTGTGCTGCTGTTGACTATCTGTACTTGTATATCTATGCGTATGCCATTTTGCTGTGGGTATACCTGTGCGTCGCTGACATACAGTCGCGGATCACCACCGGCTACACGCTGCACTTCGGCCAATATCTGTTCTATGGTGTCACTGTTCTGATTCTCAAACAAAAAACTCCACAGCGTGGTACCATAATTGGGGCGGCCCGGTAGCTGACCTTGCTGTATGTTGAACGCGTTGGCTAGGTCGCGTTTGACCAGCTCAAAATCAGTCAGAGTAAATTTCTTGTTCTGACCTTGGGTATTGAATCCGATAAATGTAGGCATAGGATATTTATGTGTTGGCCGCAGCGGCATTGGCTCGCCATTGTGCTATGAGTTCTTTCTGGGCTTCGCTTATCCCCCTCAAGAGTCTAGACAATCGATTCAATGACGAGACTTGTGCGTTGATAAACTCACGTATGGGATCATACTTGGCGCTTCCTAGTTCTTCGAGCTTGGCCGCATTATCATCTAACCTGTTGTTGTAAAGGGCGCGCCACTCATCTCGCATGGCCGCGAACGCATCTATCTGCGCAGCAGTCAATGGTTGCTGCGCGTCAAGCCTGGCAGATTCTGCGATGGCAGCATCGGCCAAGACCTTGACTTCGTTGAAGAAATTTGCTATTTCTAAAACGATAGCCCGGGCTTCATCGCGGAGATTGCTTTCGGCCGTGGGAACATCGGGCTCTCGTTCCGCGGGTTTGAACTCCGGTGCTGGTATCTTGGGATCACCCAAAGCTGCTTTTACCTGTGCATCGAGTTGTGTCCTATCTACTGTGTTGGCCGCGGCTTGAGCTTGTCGGGTCAAGGTTCCCAGTTGGGCAGAATTTTTTTCCATGAAATCTGTGGCGAACTGAGCACCTTTGATGGTTCCAACTAGCTTGGCAGCTGCATCAGGTGATGCTGTTCCTTTTACTAAGCTACCCAGGGCCGCGACTCCGGCCGTGGTAGCGGTCTGCACCAGCGGTCCAAGGCTCTGTGCTGTTTCTTTGCCGGTGGCTAGACCCGACGACTGCAAGCCCGCCAAGCTCGCTGCCATGAGTACTTGTTGTGCGGTGTTTTGCAGGCTGGGATTGGACAAGAGATTATCAAGGCCCCCGACACCGGCTTTGCCAGTCCACATCATGGGCGATGACAACGCAGCATTGATCTTGCGATTTTGTGCTACTTGTTCGGGAGTGATATCCCCACCTTCGCCGTTGATCTTGGTGGCTTCGGCGATGTCGGCCTCGGTCACAGCCGGTGCCGGACCTGATTGTAATTGTGACAGTGTACCAGGTTTCAGGAAACCGGCGCTTTCGAGCTGAGCTGGTTGCAGACCAAACGATCCTATGCCTTTGTCGACCGAAATTGCCGAACTGGCTTGCCCCACTGCGGATTGTGCCTGCGCCAACAGACCCGTGACATCAGCTTTACTGAGATTTCCGACTTTGATGTCGGCCACTGGCGTTTTGAGTACCGAAGCAGCATCGACTCCCACAGCACGCGTGGCCGAAGCCACTGATGACTGTGCCAAGCTCGTGGCCGAGGCCACTGATGGTATGGTCGGCGGTGTTGCGACGGCAGTTCCCGGCGTGGATGCTGTGGCCGCGGAGACTACAGGAGTTTCCGGGACTGCGGTTGGTGGAGCTTGCACAGGAACATCGGCCGTAGATTCCAATGTGCTGGCCACAGCCGGGCTAGGCGGAGCTGGTGCTTCGGCCACGAGCTCTATCTCTACTGGAACTCCGCGATTGTGGTACGGATATGGCTCATGCGTAGGTGCCCGTTGTACTATGGTCTCGAGTTTTCCTGGCTGTACTTGCCAACCTTTGCCGGGTTCAAGCTTGGTATCATCGAGACTGTATTCCTGCAGGGGTTTGGGTTTGGTCACAGACTCGGGTGCGCTACCACCATTGAGGTCTATGCGCGAAGCTTTCAGTGACAGCGCACCAGAATTGCGCCACCCACCACGCGCTGCATCCAAGGCGATGAGATCATCGCTGACCAAACCGAGCTTGGTCTTGGAATGCAGAGTGAAATCGCTGGTACAAGAAAATTCCGTGGTATTCTGGCTTTCGATCTTGATGTTGCCAGCGCGTATGTTGAGATTTTCCGTGGCGTTGATGTTGATGTTTTTGTCTGCGTGCAGATTGATCTCGCCCTGCGTGCGTATGTTCACAGAGTTAGTGCTGTAGACATCCAGCGTACCTTCGCTACCTAGCTCGATCCAGATCTGTCCGTTGGCGTGTATGAAGTAAAAGCAATCGGCTTCATCGCTCATGGTGATTTGATGTCCTTTGGCCGTTCGTATGCGTATGAGATTATCTCGGCCTTGTAGGTCGCCATCGTCCATGACCAAGCTATGGCCTCCCCTGCGTCCCTCGATTTTGACGTCAGCGAGACTCAAGCTGCCCGATTGTACTTTGGTTTTGATATCACGCTCACTGAGTCCACCTTGATAGATGGGTCGCCCCGGTGTGGATATACCATACACTGCGCTGGGACTTTCTCGCTGGGCGCTGGAACTGATGGGCCCGCGTATGTAATCTCCCAAGAGGCCTTGATTGTACAAGATGCTGTACACATAATCATGCACTGGTTTGGGCTGATCAAAAAATCTAGGATTGTCATTGATCGCGGGGTTGTCTTGATTGATCTCTACCACTGGCATCTGCTCGGCTTCGGCCGCTGCTATCTCTGAACTCTGCTGCTGATTCTTGGCAGTGAACTTGCGACTGGCGCCGATGGCCGGGATCATGTGCGTGACGCCGGGATCGGGTATGCAACCTATGTAATATCCTTGATTTGGGTCGCCTGCGACGAAAAAGCAGATGACCTGTACGTTGATATCAGGTGGCGTAAACCACATGCCGTAACTCTGCTGGTTTCCTTTGTAGGTACCGTCTCCACTGGATCCCGTGGCATTGTTGCGCGGAGTCACGCCGTAGAATGGTGGGACATAGTTCACTGTGCGCCACAGGGTCTTGTCTTCGGGATTATCACCAGCAAACTGTTCGATGTAGACTTGCAAGCGTCCTGATCGCGTGGGATCGATGTTGTTCTTGACCACTCCAACAAATGGTCCAAACTCAGCGGGCATGCCTCCACGATCAAACTGATAATTCTGTGGACGTCCGCGACTGCGTTGTATGTTATTTCCCATTAATCATCTTTCCTAATGACTTGTCGTGTCGTGGTCAACGGTGTCTGTTGTGATGCTGTCAAGGCCTGCAGAGAGACCAAGGCGGCCGAGGCTTTGATCTGAGATAATTGCCCTTGATTCTGCAGACCTTGTACCTGCTGTGCTGAATTCACCGTGGTAGTCTGACCGTTTTCCAAGACCACTTGTATGCTAACTGGCCGCACATTAAAATTCTGCAGCCCGGGCAATGATACCACGGATCCATTTGATACTGTTGAAGCCGCGCGCGCTATGTCCGTGGGATTGGTAAGACCTTGCGATGACAGTGCGCTGGGCACCGCGGCACCGACGCCGCGATCAATGACACCGGCGAGATCTGCGGGTTTGTAGTTGACCGGGCCACCAGTGGCTCCGCTGTTGAAGAACGCGCCAAATTCGCTGCCAGAAAAATCAACATTGGTAGATCCCAGCGCGCCAACAGATTCCCGTGCCAGGGCGTTGTCTACGCGCCGGACTTCGGCCTGTGTGTTTCGCCGTGATGCATCAGCGGCCGCGGGATTGGTCTGTGGTGTGGCTCCTGCAGTCTGAGTCTGAGATTCTTTGGTGTTTTCTTGCTCGGCTGCAGCCAACATGTTTGGTGGGAAGATCATCAGCGCGCCTTCGAGATCTTGGGTGAAAGCACCGCTGCGGAATCTACTCACTACCTTGGTCGCTTTGTAGAGATAGGATTGCAGCGCGGTGCTGACCTGGGCGGGTTGCAATGCGCTGGTACCAACACCCGGTGCAGATCCTCCTCCGCTACCGGAAGCGGGAGTAGAACCAGTGTCCGTCGTTCCTGGTAAAAGAGGTGGTGCTCCTTGTATATTCGGTATCTGAACACCGTTGTTTACTGCATTAGTTCCGGGCACCTGTCCCGGCACCGGGACGATCGAGCCTCTGGGATCAATGACTCCGGGTGGCAGCGGAGGATTTGATGAGTTGGCGTTGGGAATTTGAGCCGCACTGGCTTCGGTGACGATAGCGCCTGATGAGTCGGTCTCGGGACCGGGACTTTCCACAGGTCTTGGCATACCGATGGCCGCGAGCCCGGGCAGACCTCGACGTAAGCGTTCGGCGTTGATGCGATCCCAGACAATGAAGTCATCACCGCGATACACGAGGTCTCGATCAGGAGTGTTGCGGTAGGGATCTAACACCATGAGTAGGTCCAGTGTCCGTGATGTATCATACGCCGCGATCTAGGTTTATGGTGCCGGTGCCGAGATCATAGTCAGCGGGAGTGTTCCAGGCCACTTCAAACA